TGTACTGTAACTTTAGGTGAAAGTCACCTTTCTTGTCATACTTGGCCTGAAAAAGAGTGTGTAGCAATCGATATTTTTACTTGTGGAGCAAAAAATCCACGTTCAGTAGCATGGTGGTTGCTTAATTATTTTGATTCTGATGACTATAATATGAATCAGCTAAATAGATAGGTATAAATAGATAAAAATAGATCGTTTAATGGCGATAACAAGAATATCGAGAGCATTTAAGGATATTAGTCTGTCTTTCAAAAGGCATCCTGTGACTAATGATATTGGTATGCTTAAAAATGCAGATGCAATAAAAAGGTCTGTTCGTAATCTTGTGCAAACTATTCCAAATGAAAGATTTTTTAATTCAACTATTGGATCTGATGTAAGAAATCTATTATTTGAAAATGTACCCGGATTCATTGATTTTGGTACTGCATCTATAATTGAAAAGCAAATTACAACGACAATTGAAAATTATGAACCAAGAGTTGATAATTTAGAGGTTAATGTTGATCCAAGACCAGATCAAAATGAATATGAGGTAGTTGTAATCTTTGATATTGTTGGTCAAGACTTTCCTACACAAGAATTTTCATTCATACTTAAAGCAACGAGATAATGCCAGTAACTAAATTCACTAATCTTGACTTTGATCAGATTAAGACACAAATTAAAGAATATTTAAGAGCAAATTCAAATTTTACTGATTTTGACTTTGAAGGGTCAAACTTTTCAGTCTTAATTGACACATTAGCTTACAATACATATATCTCTGCATTTAACTCTAATCTTGTTGTAAATGAGTCTTTCTTAGATTCTGCAACTTTAAGAGAGAATGTAGTATCAATGGCAAGAAACATTGGTTATGTACCTCGTTCAAAATCGGCAGCAAGGGCATCAATATCATTTAGTGTTATTGCGAATACTACAAGTTCTACAATGACCTTACAACCAGGCCTAGTGTGTGTTGGAAGGCAGAATGACTCCGATATAGTGTTTTCAATCTCTGAGAGTATAACTGCTACTACAGAAATGAGTCCAATTGCTGGTGCTGGTGGTATACAAGGACAACTTGCAGTTGCAAATTTTGGTTCTGCAGATGCTCCAATTGAAGTATTAGAAGGAACATTTTTAACTTCACAGTACATCGTTGATGGGTCTTTAGAGCAACGTTTTATCTTAGATAATGCAAACATTGATTCATCGTCAATCGTTGCTTATGTGGGGTCTACAGGGGTCTTAGGAAAACAATATAAAATGATTGATAATATAGTTGGAATTAGTTCAATATCAGATACATATTTAATTCAAGAGATACAAGATGAAAGATATGAACTTTTATTTGGTGATGGAATTTTTGGAAGAAAACCAGAAAATGGTGCTGTCATAACAATTCAATACATTGTCACATCTGGATCTGAAGGTAACGGCCCTGAGTTCTTTAACTTTGCAGGTAATTTCTTAGGAGATAATGGTCAAGTAATTGTACCCTCTGTTATTCCAACAATTAATACAATTAATGCAGCGTCTAATGGAGGCGATATAGAGACTATTGACTCAATTAAGTATTTTGCACCTAGACTATATTCATCGCAGTACAGGGCGGTTACATCAAGGGATTATGAATCAATAATACAAACAATATATCCTAATACGGAAAGTGTGTCAGTTGTAGGTGGTGAGGAAGTAGATCCACCACAATTTGGAACAGTACTGATAACAATCAAACCAAAAAATGGTGAATTTGTATCTGACTTTGATAAAACACAAATTTTAACAAAATTAAAAGGATATTCTTTAACAGGTATCAATCAAAAAATTGTTGACTTACAAGTTCTTTATGTTGAAGTTGAATCTTTCATATATTATGATTCAACAAAAGTTGCTACAGTTAATGACTTAAAAACAAAAATTACAACAGCTTTAACAACTTATTCTAATTCTGGAGATGTAAATAAATTTGGTGGTAGATTTAAATACAGTAAAGTTTTGAATGTTGTTGATAACATTGATAAAGCAATAACATCTAATATTACTAGAATTAAAATTAGAAGAAATTTAAATGCCTTAGTAAATCAATTTGCACAGTATGAATTATGTTTTGGTAATCAATTTAATGTTAAACCAGAGGGTCTAAACATAAAGAGTACTGGATTTAAAATTTTAGGCACAACTGAGACTGTATATTTTACAGATATTCCAAATGAAGATAAATTAACAGGAACAATATCAATTGTAAGAAAAAATGCAAGTGGTGAAACAATTGTTGTTGTTAGTTCTGCCGGAACGATTGATTATGTTCATGGAGAAATCAATTTATCTACTATAAATATAATTTCAACAGACAAACCAAATAATATTGTTGAAGTTCAGGCTTTCCCAGAATCTAATGATATTATAGGATTACAAGATCTTTACTTAGATTTTAACATTCCAAGTAGTCAAATAAATATGATTAAAGATACAATTACATCAGGTGAACAAATATCTGGTGTCGGTTATAAAGTAACATCAAGTTATTCTAACGGAGAATTAACAAGAACATGATTGGAACTGGAATAGACAAGCGTATACAAGTTCAAGATATAATTGATAGTCAACTCCCTGAGTTTATTACATCAGAGAGCCCATTAACTTCAGATTTTTTAAAACAATACTATGTCTCACAAGAACATCGTGGTGGAGTTATAGATTTAACTGATAATTTAGATCAATACTTAAAATTAGATAATTTAACTCCTGAAGTAATCGTAGGTATTACAACACTCGCATCAGGAATTAGTACATCAGATACTACAATTACTGTTTCATCGACAAAAGGATTTCCTGATAAGCATGGTCTTTTTAAGATTGATAGTGAGATTTTTACATATACATCTAAAAGTTCTACAGAGTTTATTGATGTTACTCGTGGATTTTGTGGTATCACTTCATATTCAGACCCTAATAATCTTGGAGAATTAGTATTTTCTACATCTGTTGCTGATACTCATACTGCAACATCATCAGTTGAAAACTTAAGTGTATTGTTTCTTCAAGAATTCTACAAAAAAGTTAAGTCTTATTTAACTCCTGGCTTAGAAGATGTAAAATTAAACACAAATGTAGATATAAGTAATTTTATAAAAGAGTCAAAATCGTTATACAAATCTAAAGGAACTGAAGAATCATTCCGTATTCTATTTAATGTTTTATATGGTATCACACCAAAAATTATTGATCTTGAAAATTTACTTATTAAACCATCATCTTCAGAGTATCTTAGAAGAGAGGTAATTGTTGCTGAACAAATATCTGGTGATCCAAATAAGTTGATAGGACAAACAATCACTAAATCAACTGATTTAGGCACTTCAGGATCTATATCTGAAGTAGAAATTTTTAGTAGATCCGGAAATTTAGGTATAACAACTTACTATAAATTAAATTTGTTTGTAGGTTATGATGAGAGAACAGCGATACAGGGAACATTTACAATTCCCGGAAAAACAAGAGTTATTGAAGATGCACCTACAACTGCTACTATTTTAACTGTTGATTCTACAGTGGGATTTGGTACAACAGGAACACTTGTTTCAAATGGTGTTAACGGTATCAATACTATTACATATGGTGATAAAACAATTAATCAATTTTTAAATTGCACAGGAATTGGTGTTTCAATTCGATCAACTGATGATATTAGAAGTGATGAGTTTATATTTGGATATGAAAATGGAGATCTTACAAAGAGAGTAGAACTAAGAATTACTGGAGTTTTATCTGATTTTGAACTTCTACCTACTAAAGATGCAAGTGTTACTCTTGAAGGTGAAAAGATAACAGTTAAAAATTTAGGAGAAGAAATACCAAATCCAACACTTGCAAGTGATCGGACAAGAAAAACTGTATTTTTTAATTCTTGGTTATATAATACTGCAAGTAGATTTAAATTAAAGACATCAGGTATAACTACATCTTCATCATTTATTACGAAGGCTACATTAGATGAGTCTAATATAAAAAATGGAGATAAAGTTTCTTTCTTAGCTAAAGGTTCAACAGTTCCAAAACAAACTGGTATTAGTGTTATTAAAGTAGATAGTAGTAACCAAATTGAATTAAACACAAGTTTAACTGTTAATGGAAAAGATCATGATTTACAAAGAGAACTGGATAAGGCAGTTGGTGCTGCTGGTGTAGATTTAGAATTTGGTAATAATATTATTACTGCAAATGTTCAAAATACTTATAATGATAATGATGAAAATTATTATGTGGCATCATCTTCAATGCCATCATACTTGATTGAAAAAACAGTTGTTAAATCAGAATTAGGTGTAAATCCTCAAATTGAAATTGCAAATAATGCAGGTATTAGAACAGGACAGTTATTAGAAAAAAATAATGTAACTGAATTATATTCAAAACTACAATTTGATAATAAAATAGATTTCGTTACTGGTGATGCGATTGCATATATTCCAAGTGAAGATCCTTTAGTAGGTTTAGATACAAGTGGAGGAGTTTATTATGCAGAGGTTTTACCAGATGATGCTGGAAATCCTGATAAAATTTTAAGATTATATCCATCTAGATCATTTATTACTGTAACTACAGTAGAACTTGCTCGACCACCATATGTTGAATTTACAAATACTGGAATTTCGACTACAGGAACCCATAGGTTTGTTCTACTAAGACACAAGAATGAGCAGATTGGTGTACAAAAGATACTTAAAAAATTTCCCGCTGAAGCAAATATTAAGTCTGGGAACTCAGTAAAGACTGAAGTTGGTACAACAGGTATTTTAAAAAATGGTGTAGAGATAGCAAACTACAAATCTCTTGATAAAATTTATTATGGGCCATTATCAGATTTCATTATCTTTAATCCGGGTAAAAACTTTGATGTTATAAATCCACCTCAAATCAATGTACCAGCCCCAGCAGGAGCAGGAACGACTGCTTTGATTCAACCTGTTGTTACTGGAACATTAGAAGAGGTTTTAGTTGATCAACAAAACTTTGATATTGAAAGAGTTTTATCTGTAACATTATCAGGGGGTAATGGATCTGGAGCAATTTTAAAACCAATCGTTACAAAAAGACAAAGAGAATTGACATTTGATGGTAGATTGAGAACTAAACGCGGTGGAGTTGATCATATTAATGATATCATTTACATAGATAATTCTCATAATTTACAAAGTGGAGAACCTTTAATTTATAGTAACAATGGTCATCCATCAATAGGTATTGGAGATTTTGCAGGATCAAACACTGTACAAAATAAAACATTAGTTGATGGATCAATATATTACCCAGAAGTAGTTGGAATTACTTCAATCAAATTATATCCAACTCAAAAAGATTATTCTGCTGGTATCAATACTGTTGGATTCACTGTTGAAAATCAAACTGGAAATCATAAATTTACATTACTAAATTTAAAAAATCATCTTAAGTCTATTAAAGTTATAGAAAAAGGAACAAACTATACAAATAGAAAATTAATTGTAAAACCTGTTGGTATAACCACAGTAGATAATTCAGTTAATTTTAAGGATCATGGATTTGTTACAGGTGATTTAGTTCAATATGCACCATCAAGTGGAGATGCAAATCACGCACCTGTAGGACTTGGAGTTACCACACGTTACCGTGTTTTAAAATTAGATGATGATAAATTTAGATTGATTGATGTTGGTGTGGGAGCTGCAGATCCTAACTCAAATTATCTAAGAAGAAATTTCCAAAGAATATCTGAAGTATTTACTTCAAGTAATCATGAATTCTTTTTTGAACCAGTGGTACTTTCTGTAACTGCAGTTTATTCTCCAGTATCTGCAGGACTTACTGAGTCAATAGTTGCTACACCAAAAATACGTGGCCCTCTAACAGATGGTTATCTATATGAATCTGGAACAAACTATGGTTCAAATATACTTAATTTTGAGAAAAAACCAAACATAAAGATTTTAAACGGAAGTGGTGCCGAAATAAAACCAATAGTTTTTGAAGGTAAAATTATTTCTTGTGATGTTAGATTTGGTGGTAAGGAATATACTTCTGCTCC